CTTACGCCAAACGGAACTGGAGATGTGGTAGCTTCCGCTGATACATTAACAGTTGGTGACGCAGGTGCTGCAGCAACAATAGCTTCAAATGGTGCTGGAACACTTACAGTAACAACTGGTGGAGCAACTGATTTAATTTTAAATACAAATAGTGGGACAGATTCTGGATCAATTCAAATTACAGATGGTGCTAATGGTAACATTGCTGTTACACCAAACGGTTCAGGAAACATTGTTCTTGATGGATTAACTTTTCCAAATGCTGATGGATCAGCAGATCAGATATTAAAAACAGATGGATCAGGGACTTTATCTTTTACTGATCCAGGTGGTGGTACACAGTGGCAATCATCTGTCAAAACCGCTGACTTTACAGCAGTAGCTGGACAAGGTTTTTGGGTGAATACTGCCTCTGGAGATGTGGTAGTAACCTTACCATCTTCTCCTAGTGTCGGTGATATTGTAGAACTTGCAGATTTTAGTAGATCATGGGGGACTCACTCAGTGACTTTAAATGATAATGGTTCAAATTTTCAAGGTACAGGTTCTTCAGTTCCAGTTTATAATGAAAATGGACAGCACGTAGAATTAATTTATTCAGGTTCAACTAAAGGATGGATTCCAAAACTAGATAGTGTTGTTGCAGATAAAACTCAAACTATAATCCGTTTTTTAAATCTTGCTGGTGGTGCGGCTGGAGGCTCAAACTCAGGAGGAGGAGGTGGGGCTGGAGGTCTTAAACAAGGCACAGCTACAGTAAATTCAGGAGATATTTACACAATTACAATTGGTGCTGGTGGTTCAGGTGTTGGAAATAGAAATGCTGGTGGCGATGGTTCGAGCTCTTCTATTCGTGGATCAAGTGGAGGTAATATTATTTCGGTCACAACTGGAGGTGGCGGTGGTGGAGGCTGGAATTCTCCAGGTGAAATTTCTGCAAGAGCTGGTGGATGTGGTGGCGGTGGTGGATTTAATCCAGCAACTGGTGGTGCTACTGGAGGTTTTGGAACTGCTGGTGAAGGTTTTGATGGTGGATCTAATAATACAGCTGGTGGTGGTGGAACAGGAGAAGCTGGAAAAAATGCACCAGATGATGGAGGAGATGGTTTAGTATCAGGCATAACTGCAACTGCAACAAATTTTGGTGGCGGAGGTGGTGGTGCGCCAGGAGATGGAGGAGCAGGAGGTGGAACTGATGGTGTTTTACCATCAGGAAATTCATCCGCAGCAGCGGCAAACTCAGGAAGTGGATCTGGCGGAGTTGATGGTGGCGGCTCATCAGGAAATGGTGGAAGTGGAGTTGTTATTCTAAGAGTAAGAACTGCGGCTTATCCAGGTACAACAACTGGTTCACCTACTGTTACAACAGATGGAGAAGATTCAATTATTAAATTTACAGGAAGTGGAACTTACACAGCATAGGATTTTATTATGGCTCATTTTGCAAAATTAGGAACTGGAAGCATAGTCGAAAGAGTTGAAGTAGTACATAATGATGTCGCTACAACTGAACAAGCTGGTGTTGATTTTTTAAATAGTATTTATAAAACAGATGATGTTTGGAAGCAAACATCTTATAATACTTTTGCTGGTGAACATAAATTAGGTGGAACAGCTTTTAGAAAAAATTACGCTACTGTTGGTGGTAGATATGATCAAACAAGAGATGCTTTTATTCCAATAAAACCTTTTGAAAGTTGGACTTTAAACGAAGATACTTGTCAATGGGAATCACCTGTTTCTTATCCTACAGATGGTCAAGTATATAATTGGAATGAAACAGATCAAACTTGGGATTTACGAGAATAATAAAACAGATATATTTTTAGTGGTGTGAAAAAACAATCTTTAAATTTAAAAAGTTACATACTTCATTTAGATAATTGGATTCCTCAAAATATTTTAGATGATTCTTTAAAAGAATTAAAAAAAAATAAAACATGGCAAAAACACACTTATACTAACCCTCAAAATTATGAGGGTCAAAGTAAAAATGGAGAAAAAGAACTTAATATTTGCTATGGAGATGATCTACCTTATCGAGATCAAATAATGCAACTAATCTGGAAAGGATTAGAAAAATATATTATTATTGAAAAAATAGGTGGATTACAATTTGATGGTTGGAAAGGTTTTCGTACAGTAAGATTTAATAGATATAATAAAAATCAAATAATGTCTAAACACTGTGATCACATTCATAGTTTATTTACAGGTGAAAAAAGAGGTATTCCTATTTTAAGTATTGTAGGAGTTCTTAATAATGATTATGAGGGTGGTGAATTTATTATGTTTGATGACTATGAAATAAAATTTAAACCTGGAGATGTTATAATATTTCCTTCAATATTTTTATATCCGCATTTAGTAAAACCAGTTACAAAAGGAACAAGATATTCATTTGTATCTTGGTGTTATTAGTGAGAGAATATAAAACTTATGGACTATTCCCAGTTCCTGTTTATATAACAAATATAGGTAGAGAATTTACAAAAAAAGAATTACAATTTATAAAAGATCAAAAAAATTATTGTGTAAAAAACTCAGGCAATATTCATACTAAAGACAATTATATTTTAAACAGATATGAACTCAAAGACATTAAAAATTTTATAGACGAAGTTTGTCAAAATTATTTAGATAATATTATTTGTCCAAAGGAAAATATAAAAATATACATAACTCAATCTTGGTTAAATTATACAGAAGAAAATGAATATCATCATAAACACGAACACCCTAATTCATTTGCATCAGGTGTTTTTTACATTGACTCAGATAAAGAAAAAGATTCAATAAAATTTTTTAATCCAGTATCATACAAGCAAATATCTCCAGAAATTAATAAAGATAAATATAATCCTTATAATTCTGGCTCTTGGTTTTTTCCTGTAGAAACTGGTAAAATAATAATGTTTCCATCCTCTACAACTCATCAAGTAGATAATAAAAAAGGTTCTAATACCAGAATAAGTCTTGCGTTTAATACTTTTCTAAAAGGTAAAATAGGACCAAATAGTGATTTAGCTGAGTTGATTTTATAATTAAAAATTGATATAGAAAATTTGCGAGTGAGTATTCCACCACAAAATGTACTCACTTGCTTTACTAATATTTAATAATATGAAATATGTTATAATCATGCAAATTTGTTCAGCTTTGTCAGGAACTTGTCAAGAGGCTTATAAACCTACCATTGAGTTTGAAAGTTTTTATGATTGTGGCATAGCTGGATATAGTCTTGCTAGTTCTTCGATTAAAAAAATAAATCCTCAGATAGTTGAAAAAGATAAATTATATATAAGATTTGGTTGTGTAGAAAAAACTTTGGAAAAAAAAGATGCCTAAAAAAAAGAAAACAGAAGAAATAATACAAGCATCACTAGGTCATAGAATATCTAAACATGAAGCTATTTGTGCAGAAAGAATGAAAACATTATTTAAAGCTATAGATGAAATGAGAACAGATATAAAAAATTTAAAAAAAGATATAAACAAAGGAAAGGGTGCAATAAATGTATTAATTTTTTTAGCAGGTTTTATAGGAGCTATAATTGGTTTCTTTAAATGGAATGGCTAGGAGAAAAAAAGCAGTTGTTGGACTTATTAATGAACTTGCAGCACAACTTGACTTTGCTAAAGACCCAAATATACTTGTATTTACACCACTTGGAGGACTTGGACCTATAGATATTGTTACTTTAAATATGACTACAGGTGAGTATACTGCATATGATGTTAAAACTAAAAATTTTAGAAAAAAAGATTATCAAGCTAAAGATGGCTATAAAAGAAAAACTAAAGGATCTCTTATCAACCGCCAAACAACTTTGGAACAAAAAAAATTAAAGGTGAAAATAATCTATGCAACTATCTCGTAACTTTTCTTTATTAGAGCTGACTAAATCAGACACTGCAATACGTAGGGGAATTGATAATGAACCTAATGCTGATCAAATAGATAAGTTAAAATTACTTTGTGAAAATATTCTTCAACCGGTAC